ATGCAGTTATTGAGACAAGATCTGACTGACCTGTTCATTCGCTGGGGGTGTGACTGGTCAAAGGATGCAATTTATGCTGCCCTGAAAAATAAAGGCGTGGAACTGACTGACCTGGAGCGCGCTCAAAATTTAAAGCCAGGTACGATGCGAAATGCGTTTTATCGTGTTTGTCCTGCTTATGAGCAGGCAATTGCTCAGGCGATCGGTGTTGAGCCTGCGGTAATCTGGCCCAGCCGTTACCAGCCAAAAAGTTCGCAGCATATAGCGGCGTAAGGTCTGAATATGTGGGTTACAGCTAAAGAATGCGCCGGTATTAAAGGGTTTCCTTCTGCTGAGAAAAATGCCCGAATCAGGCTGGAACGCGCAACTGAGCAACACCCGGAATGGCGTCGTAAACGCGCTGGCTCCAAAGCCTTTGAATACCACATCGACTGCCTGCCCGCTGAGGTGCAGAAGGTATTGCGGGAACGTCACCTGAAACAACTGATGGCGACCAGTGCGCCTGCGTCTGATGTCCCTGCGGTGGTTAAGGCCCGCACACCAAAAAACCCGGACGACGTGCGTAAAATCGATGTTTACCGCAAATGCCCGGCACTGATGGAAGAGAAACTGGCGGAACTGACCGACAATCAGCGCCGCGCAGCTGACGCCCGCGCCGCGCTGGTGTGCGAAGTGCTGAAACTGGGGGCTGCGTCCCGTTGCAGCAATGCCAGAGCCATCCGCTTTATCGTCAGCCAGATCCAGAATGGGGAAATTTCCGCACAATTACTGACACTGGTGCAGGTGGCGAATGCCAAAAAAGGAAACGACCGCACGTTAAGCGAAATTACCCTGAAACGCTGGGTGGCGGACTACAACAAGGCGCAGACCGCCGCCGAACGGCTGTTACTGCTGGCCCCCGGCAAGCGCCAGCCCCTGAAACCGGAGCAAATCCCCTGGCTGGGTGATTTTCTGGCTCACTACAGCACCCCCAACGGCGTGCCGGTGAGTGAAGCCTATGACGATTTTAAGGCTGAGTGGCAGCAACGCTACGCCGGGCAGCCATACATGCTGGACGCCATGCCGGGCTACGACGCTGTGCGCTACGCCCTGGACAAGCTGCCCGCGTTCGTGAAGCAGCGCGGCCGTGTGACGGGGATTAAGGCCCGTCAGATTGAGGGATTTGTGCGCCGTGACTGGTGCAGCCTGCCGGTGAATTACGTCTGGATTGGTGACGGCCACGGGATGAAGATGCGTTGCCTGCATCCGGTGCACGGCCAGCCATTTTCCCCGGAGGTGACATTCGTTATTGACGGGGCCTGCCGCTACATCACCGGCTGGAGTCTGGCGCTGGCCGAAAACACAATGGCGGTGGCCGGGGCTATCAAGCATGGCATTCAGAACTGCGGCAAACCGTTTCTGTATTACTCCGATAACGGGCCCGGAGAGACCGGGCAGGCGCTTGACGCGGAAATCACCGGTATTCTGCCCCGTCTGGGAATAGACCACCCGACCGGCATTGCCGGGAACGCCCAGGGGCGCGGCATCATTGAACGTCTGAACCGCACGCTGCCGGTGCGCATTGCGCGCAAATACCCGACCTATTTCGGGAAAGGGGCCGACCAGGAAAACCAGCGGGTGCTTGTAAAGGATCTTAAATCGGCCTTTAACGCCATGGAAAAGGGAAATGAACTGAACGCCCGTCAGCGCAAAGCGCTGGAGCAAATCCCGTCTTTCGCGCAGGTCTACGAGGCCATTGCGGAGGGTGTGGAGTGGTACAACAACCGCGAGCACAGCGAATTACCCAAAAAGCCGGGAACCGGCCGTCATTACACCCCGGCAGAGTTCCGTCGCTATAAGCTGGAAAAGGAAGAAACCGAAATTGAATACCTGTCGCCCTTTGAATTACGGGACATGTTTATGCATCGCGTTATTCGCACGGTGAACCGCTGCGAAATAAAAATAGTGAATAACATTTATTACGCCACTGAATTACGTCCTGAGCACGGAAATAAAGTATTTGTCGATTTTGATATTCACGACGCTGAAAAAGTCATTATCCGCAGACTGGACGGTTCATTTATTTGTGAAGCGGTCTGGAATGCCAATAAACGTCTGGCCTTCCCGGTCACGGCTGAATACGTGGCGCAGCAGGCCCGTCTTAAAGGCCGCAGGGCACGCGGTGAAGCCATCATCCGCGAGGCCGAAGCCGAAGCGCGCGGTGTGCTGGATACCCCCCGCGAGCCGGAGCCGCTGCCGGGTAATACATATGTCCCGACACCGGCCTGCATTCCCGCCGGTAACGTGGTTCTGGTGCAGGAGCAGGAGGAAGACGAGGACTACGCGACGCAGGAGACCTTCGGGCGCGGGTTGCGTCTGTGGATAGAGGAGCAGGAAGAACAGGACCCGTTTGGTGACGAATAAAAATACCTCCGGTGAGCGCCGGAGGTATCAGGTGATAAATAAACTATTCATCCCATGAGGAGAGACAACTATGACTGAAATGACAGAAGTTATCAAGTCCGTAAAGGACATCATTAAGCGTCACAGTCTGACACAGCGTGACGTGGCCGCTGAGGCGGGTATCTCGGAGGGGCAGATGTCGGCGGTACTGAACGGCAAATACACCGGCGACAACGGGCGGGCGGCAGAGCTGCTGTCTGTCTGGCTGGATGGATTCCGTCAGCGTCAGGCCCTGCCGGACATGCCGGGTTTTGTGGAAACGCCCACCTCCCGCCAGTTGCGCGACGCGTTCACGTTTGCCCGGGCGGCCGGGTGCATGAGTACGATTGTGGGGACGCCTGGTGTCGGCAAAACCGAGTCCGCCCTGCAATACTGCGCAGAGAACCGCGCCAATACGTGGATGATCACCCTGTCCCCGTCCCGCTGTTCGCTGACGGAGTGTCTGCTGGAACTGGCCGAAGAACTGGGCTTGCCGGACCGCCGCCGTAACAAGGGGAGCCTGTCGCGGGGGATCTGTCGCAGGCTGCGCGGGACCCGTGGGCTGATCATCATTGACGAAGCGGACCACCTGGGCGTCGATGGCCTGGAAGAGTTCCGCGCCATTCAGGACGCCACCCATGTGGGCATGGTGCTGATTGGAAACCCGCAGGGCGTATTAAAACCGATTGATTCCCGTTATGCCACTGACGAACTGGAGCGTCTGTGCAGCCGTATCGCCCGGCCGGTGACGCTGAAAAAGGCCAAAAAGGCCGATGTCACTGCACTGGCGGAAGCCTGGGGCATTACGGGGGATAGTGAGCTGAAACTGGTTTACTCCATCGCCGCCCGGGCGGGGGCGCTGCGCGTCCTGTCGCACACCCTGCGTCAGGCGTGGATTCTGGCACGGGGCGCAGAGGCGGATGCGCTGAGTGAATCACATATCCGCCAGGCGTTTAAAGAGGTCTACGGCAAAGATTTATCGCTGAAGAGTTAACGGAGGGGGTTATGCCAAACATGTTTGATGTGGTAAACGCTGTGCGCCGGGAAATCGAGCCGCGCGGATGCGAAATCCTGCACACACACCGCTTTTCACGGCGGCCGCTGATTAAAATCACGCGGCCCCGCGCACCACTACCGGGAAACAGTCTGTTTAATATTCAGGTTGTTGTTAAAGGCGTATCCCGGGAATTTCAGGCGGCTGCTGTTTGTGGCTGTATTCTTTACTGGCAATAAGAGGATTTAATTATGGTTAAAATTGAACTGATTTTCACATCACAGCCCGACGACACATCTGTTCCGGGGGTAATTAATGCTGCTGTTCAGGTGGAATTTAAAGCAACAGGACTGGATACCCCCCTTGTCGGCCCGGCGCATCTGTACGGACAGATAGCCATGCATAAAAAACGGGAGATTCTTAAACTCATCAGCGATGAATTTATCCGCGTCGTTGAGGCGAGCGGGAACGAGGTGGTAAATACTTCCGTGACGCAGGTTTTCGCGGGTAATCATTCCGTAAATTAATAAAGGAGAAAATAAAATGGCAGCAGCCAGAGTAAAAAAATTAAAAGCGGTGGCGGAACAAATGCCGCAAACCCGCGAGGAGGTCAGCGAAAATATTCATCGCCTCGGGGATATTCAGCGCGAAGCCCTGCGGCTGGAAACGCGCATGAATGACAAAATTGCCGCCATCACAGAGGCGGAAATGCCCAGAATTACAGAGCTGAAAAAAGAAATCGCCAGTCTGTTTAAGGGGATCCAGGCGTGGTGCGACACCAACAAGGCCAGCCTTACAAAGGACGGCAAGGTGAAAACAATCAACCTGATCACCGGTTCGGTAAGCTGGCGTGCCCGCCCGCCATCCTGCATTGTGCGCAAGCCGGATGTGGTGCTGGAAGCCCTGCATAATCTGGGACTGACGCGCTTCATTCGTACCAAAGAGGAGGTAAACAAGGATGCGATTCTGGCCGACCCGAAGGCGGTCACGGGTATTGCGGGAATTACAGTACAAACCGGCATTGAAGATTTTTCGGTAATGCCGTTTGAGCAGGACGCGGGCGTTAAATAACGTTTTAACCGCAATTTAATTCAACCATTTTTTAATACCGGCGCGTGCGTCATGGGTTTGTGCGCGCTGAATTCAGATACAGGAGTATTTATGGAAATTAGCGCTGAACAGAAAAAGGTTATTTATGATGCCGCGCTGGCAAAATGGGGATTTGATGCTCAGGTGCTGGTTGCTGCCGAAGAATGCTGCGAACTGGCCGCCGCGCTGAACCGTTTTCTGAATTACAGGGTCAGTGCCGGAAGCGTGGCCGCAGAGGCGGCAGACGTGGAAATCATGCTGGAACAACTGCGCCATAACGGCCTGGGCGACATGATTGACCAGGAGAAAGCCACCCGGCTGGCCCGGCTTGCGCGCCGGGTTTCCGTGACGGAAGTGAAGATAACGCCCCCGGACGCGCCGCAGATTGCCTCACGGGTCGCCTGTATCAATGACCTGTTGTGGAGCGGTTCTGCGGCGCTTGGCGACAACTGGCGCGGTGCGGCCACTTTTTTTCGTGATGCTGCCGGGCAACTTATGGTTCTGGCGCAGATGTGCATCCGTAACGCGCAACGCCAGGAGCAACGCGCCGACGACGTGACGGATAAGGGAGAAGCATTATGTCCCTGGAAATCAATAAACACACCGCATTAATTACGGTTTAAATCACTTTGTTAAATGGCGCAAATCGCCAGGGGACTGTTTGCGCCTGAAAAAAAGAAAAGAGGTATTGTATGGTAATGCAACGTCGTTATTTTAAATTAAATGAAGCAGACTCGGTTAAATATCATAAGGAATATCAGGAGAAAATTGGGAAACTCCGCAGAAAAGCTATTCAGGATTTTTTGAATACCTGTAATGCGGCGGGTTATTTATCACACCAACACGTTGGTGTTGAATTCATTAGCGCGTTACTGGTACGCGGGGATGTGGACCTCGGCAGAAACAAACGTGTTCCCGGTAAAGAATTTGATGCTGATGGTCAGGCGCTGTTTGAAGTCAGGCCGGACCGCCGCTACAGCGAAGGAAAGCAGCTTGCAGCCAGGCTGGACGCGATAAATAAAACGTTACGGGAACTGCCGTCATTCAGTGCCTGGGTAACAGAAACACTGGGGTGTTATGCAGAGGCGAGCGGTGTCGAACGTGGACAGTGTTATTTTACCTGGTCCGGGGCCGGTTTTTATCCTGAAAAGAACGCGCTGGTTGTCCGTATTCCTGTCGGGGAGAACGGAGAAAAGCCCCTGCCTGCTGATATGAGTCCGGCACTTATTGAAATTAAACACTCCGAATTTATTGCTATTACGGAGGAATAACCTGTGATTGATGCAAAAGTCCTTGAGGGTGTGAAGGCCCTTATTAACGTTCATGGCAGACTGACATGTGGTGTTCTGGCTGCAAAATTACAGATGCCGCCCTCCTCAATGGTTTATTTCCTGCGTGATGCCGTGGATGCTGGCGTTCTGACGGAGTGTAATGGCTTCTATGATATTCCCCGGCCTCGCCGGAGTCCATGTCCGGGGCGCGCCAGTCAGTCCCACCAGGAGCCCGAACCGGTGAACTGGTGTGATTTTCGTAAGTCACTGCCCTGGATTGAGGGTAACAGCATCCCGTCGCTGGTGACGGATTTCGCGATGGGCGTCCTGACCTGCGAGACGACGTATATCGTGGCAGAGGTTGATGAAGAAGCCCGAAATAAAGGCGTGCCGCATTTTACCTTTGCTTATATTGACGCCCGGCTGGGCCGGTTTATTGATGGTATGAGCGGATGGACGATAACGGATCACGTCCTGCGTTACCTGGTTGTTGACCGTACCCCGGTGCCAGAAGGCGTGATGATATCCGGTGAGGTGGCGTGATGTTCTTCAGAACCTCTAACCCTGCGGCGCTGGCCGCGTGGGATCAGTATCTTCTCGACAGCCAGACGCTCAATAAAGAAGCCCGAAAATTCGAGCAGATCCTGGGCTGTGGTGGCCGGTCAGTATTTAAACACAACGTGGGCGGTCGTTATTTTTATGCGATAAGTTTTCCCGGTGAAGCGCGTCCGTTTGCGCGGGAACTGTGGACGGTGCAGCGGGAATCGACCAACTGGAGTTGTGAGCCGAGACGTTCGCGTATTCCGGCTCATTTGCGGACGCTGGCGAAAGAACTGGCGGACGTATGGAATACACACCGTCCTGTAACGAGTGCCAGAACTGATGCGCTGTTACCGGCGCTGGGGCTGGATTTCAGTGTGACGTTTTTCGGGCCGCTTAACTGGTTTCGGGTTGGTGATGTGATTTACGTCAGTGCCGGTATAAAACCCTCTCACGATCGCATGGTCGAGATTCTGTCTGACGAGTTTGATGCGGCCAGAAGGCAGGCGGAGGCATCCGTATGATGATACTGCATTCAATGGGAAAGCCGGGTAAATGCCCGGCACATTGCCGCCCCTGGTCGCCGGGCGAAGAAGAACAACTGATCGCCCTGTATCCATCAACGACTTATGTCGAAATAGCCGCGCGGTTAAATCGCGGTATACCGGCGGTCGGATACAGAGCCAGACTTCTGCGCCTGTCTGGCAGACTGCCTTATAAGCGTCGCCCATTCACACCGGAAGATGACGCATTTATCCGGGATAACCGTCACACCATGACGGCGGCTGAAATGGCGGTTCACCTGAACAGAACGCGGGGAGGTATTAATTTACGGGCCGGTATGATCGGCGTCAGTCTGTTTAAGTGCGGGGATTTAAGTCCGCGCACAAAACACACCGATGAGGATGTGATGCTTATCCGGGCATTGCGTGATGCGGGGCTGTCATTTGAAGAGATTGCCGAAAAATTTGAAATATCATCAGGCGTTGCAAGGGTGCTGTACCACAATCGCCTGACGGCTGCTGACGCTATCGCACGGGAGTTACTGCCATGATAACGACATTATTTGTTGAATCAGATGAACCGCTTATTTGCGCTGCCGGTATGACTGTCTGTGATGGAAAGCTGGTTGGCGTTTATTTTGGTGATTTGCGCGGCCATCCGTGGCATTCGCTCAATGACTGCTTTCCGCCAGATATGGAGGCGGTGGTGCTGGTTGTGCAGTACGGCTACCGACAGGAGCTACGAATCGGTTATATGGGCTATGAGGGGCTGTTCGTGGATGAAGAAACCGGAGCCTGTATTGAGAGTGAAGACGCCCTGGTGACGCACTGGTGCCACCTGGCGGCGTTACCGGAATTAGCAGAGGTAATAAATGACCAGTAACCCGTTAACAGATAAACAAATCGCCCTGGCCGTGGAGTTAGCAAAAGCCAGAGTGGAGTACGTCAGGAAGCATGGTTCACCCCTGCTTGACAATGAAGAGGAGGTTACGCTGATTGCGTTGCGTGAGCTTCAGGATAAACGGAAATTGCTGAAGGCTGCGGAGAGGCGCATAACAGAACTGGAAGCGCAGAATAACCCCGCCAAAGGCGAAGTGCTCGTAACTGTTTCTGGTTTTACTGGCTGCGGTAAAAGCGCCATTGCCGGGGAAATTGAAATTGCGATGAAGGCTATTGGTGTGCCGGTTCGGTGGACAAACGGCGACGTTGAAAAGCGCATGACGGGAGCTGACTGGCTGGCGGCCATTGAGATGTACAGACCAAACGTTCGCATCGTTGAAGTGAACGTACCGCGCGCCGCTGGCATTGGCGTGACGGGGGAATGAACATGGATAAATTAATCAAACCTACCACCAAAGGTAAGCATGACGGTTCGTGTGATTATCTTTGCTCGGACGAAGCGCGATTCATTGTTATGCGTGGCGATTATACGGAAGCGGAAATAATTCAGGCTGCTGTGTCACAAGATGTAATCGACCCGGATGGTGCGGCTGATTTTGCAAGTAGCGCCCGCTATTACCAGTGCTGGTACAAAGTCAGCCCAATAGGTGGTCAGGATGGGTATTCAGGCTGGCATCATCCTCGTGACACTCCGTGTCGCGGTGCATATTTCGCATCAGTTTTGCAATGGGATTAAGGAGGGCTAACCCATGACCACTATTACCAGAGAATGGCTACAGAAAACTATCGCTGAGTTTGAAAACACTCGCGACGACATTCCGTTTGGCCTTGACGATGATGACGCCAAAATTCTGAAGGTGCTGAAACAGGTGCTGGCGTACCCTGAAACGTTGCCATGCCCTGTACATCTGGTGCCGGGGCTGCGATTAGGTAAGGGGTGTAAAACAGAGACTTTATTGATCGCATTGCAACGGCGTGCTGAGTATTGCGCCGGGCTGGAAGCTATGACGCCAGAAGAACGCGCAGAACATGATGCCAGTATTGCCGCACTTAAAGCGATGTTGCCACAGCCGGAATCGCCTGTTGCTGTGTTATGTGCGGCCCTTGAACGTATGTTGAAAATGCATGAGCTCGTTATGGATAAAACGAACACTGGAGCATCTTTTTATGATGCTGAATGCATCCGGGAAATGAATATGGCACCAATACAGGCGCGACAGGCGCTTATGTTTGCAGAGAGGCATAAATGAGCGATGTAACTCAGGAATGCCCGACATGCGGCAATGAAAACCCTGAATACCTGAAAGAATGTTCGTGGTGCGGTTCGCAAAAATGCGATCTGTGTGACATGGGTGATGATACGGCCTGTATGAACTGCGAGGGTAATTAAAATGGATAATATAAAATTAATTGATATTGATGAGGAACTAAAGAAAATAAGAATGCTCGATCGTATTCAGGTCATTCTTGATAAAACCCGGGAAAATAACGGTAGCGTGAAGGATTTTATCTGGGCGGTTCAGTATGAAGTTGATCTCATCGAGGCCAAAGTGGAACTTAATAATAAACAAGCTCGCGACGCCCTTGTACGCCACAAGCTTGGGTTAAGTGATGATGACGTTATTCCTTCCCGGGCTTATGTTCCGTTGTTAATGAGTATGGCCTGGGGTGGGTATCCCAAAGGAGAGTAAAAAGACGAGTAATATAATCACTGGCGGTTTCGTCGATTTCTTTCTTGTACAGCTCAGAATTTTTCAGTGCTGATTGCGTGTTCTGTATGACTGAACTGGCTTCTCTCATATCAATCACGCCCTTTTCAACCAGTGTAACCATAATGTTACCCGCCAAAAGGAAGGCTGCGAGATCGAAATCTTTATCCTGAACATTATCAGACATCAGTATTTCCTTTATGTTTGCTAATAAATATGGCGGTGCTGTAACACCGCCTCTTTCCGGAGGTACGCTCATGGATCGCGCATCCCTCATTACGCTAATACATGTAGCCAAAAAAGATCTGCGACTTGACGCCGAGACTTATCGCGATGCCCTGCGCGCCGCCGTCGGCAAAACCAGTTGCCGCGATATGACGCAGGCGGAATTATCAAAAGTACTGACCGCGTTTCAGCGACGCGGCTTCAAAGTGCGTTCAAAGCCCCAAAACAGAGCCTTAAAACCCGCTTCCATTCCGGCGAAAATACGGGCCGTCTGGAAAAATATGCACGCCGACGGTTTCATTCAGTCCGGGGATGAAATGGCGCTCAATGCCTGGATACAGCGCCAGACTGCCCGGCTTAATGAAGGTGAAGGCGTGGCGCAACTGGTCTGGCTGAACCGCGATGGTGAAATGGCCGCGAAGGTGCTGGAGTGTCTTAAAAAGTGGCACCGGCGATGTATGATTGCCGCCATGCCGCCCGGCCATTATCCCCGTGGTTATGATGCGCTGTGTGACCGTTTTCGGGCTGGTCGCCGTTGCTGACATAAAATCCCGCCATCCGGCGGGATTTTTTATATAATCGCCCCGATGGTTTGCTTAAATAACAACCGGAGGTGCTGCGATGCAGCAGAATGATTTATTTGAATATGATCCGCATACTGATGCGCTGATTGACCGGCTGGACCAGATCCCCCCGCAGGAACTGGTCAGCGTCTGGCCACAGATGCTGGGCGCGTTTGTGGATGTGCTGGAGCATGAACTTAAACGGCAGGGATTGCCGGAAAAACATCAGCGACCGCTGGCCCGCAAACTGGCCGCCGCGCTGGCAACTTATATGGGCGGTCGCTCATATTATCTGCCGAACGGCGAGCAGTTATTTGCTGCCCTGCGTAACGATGAAATTTACAGCCGGTTTAACGGTAAAAATATTGAAGCCCTGCGCCGCGAGTACGGTCTCGGGCAGGTGCAGATTTACAAAATACTGGCCCAGCAACGCCAGTTACACACCCGTCGTCACCAGCCGGATTTGTTTGCCACTCACTGATATTCCGGTCTCGTGACTGACTGGCCTCCAGAGGCCGGGTTGCGATGACTGACATACCATAATCCCCGCCAGCTTTCCCTCTTACGTATTCTGTCGTTATGGCTCTTAACGGACAGAAATCATGTCACATCCCGTGCTTCCCCGGTCGCTTAAAGCTGCACTGATAACCGCCTCGCTGTCAGGTGCGGGTATCGGTGTGCTTACCGAGACATATACCGCGTACTGGGAGGGGGATGTGCATCACGTTTACCAGGACGTCGCAGGTATTCCGACGGTGTGTTACGGGCATACCGGCCCGGACGTTCATCCCGGCGATCGGTATACAGAAAAGCAGTGCCGCATTCTGTTACGCAAAGACCTGGCGGCGGCCCGGGAAGTGATCCGCCGCAATGTGACGGTTCCGCTTACCCCGGGACAGTGGGTGGCGCTGGCGTCATTCGTCTACAACGTGGGTGAAAAAAACTTTGAACGCTCAACACTGCTGCGCAGGCTGAACGCCGGAGATACGGCGGGAGCCTGTGCCGAATTCAGGCGCTGGGTGTATGTGGGGCATCGCGTCCTGCCGTGGCAGGTTACGCGCAGGGAAGCCGGAGAATGGTTATGTCTGAATGGATTGCCCGCTGCGCCGAACGCCACTGGCGCAGCGGAATAACGGGACTGTTAATCATGGTGATTATTCTGCGGGGAATTTTACTGTGCCTGGCATAAATCCTGTGACAGCCTGCGGGCTGCTGCTGGCGGGAGCGCTGTCTGTGGTGGCCTGGGTGGAGCACGGGACGATTTCAGAACTGGAGCAGGATAACCAGACATTACGGCGGGCGCGTGATACTGCGGTCTGGCAACTGGAACACACGCACCAGACCTTATCTTTGCTGAACACACTGAGCCGGACAGGACGTGATGAAAAGCAACAAAACATTCAGCAACTGGAAACGCAACGACAGGCCATCAGGCCCGCACTGGCACAGGTGCCTGCGGCCGCTGTGGTTGTTCCCGGTGATGTGGCTCGTCGCGTGCGGGACGCCGTCAACAGTATACGTCAGCGAGCCCCCCGTCCCGCTTCCCGCTGAGTGGCTGGCGGACTGTGTACCGCCACCGTTGCCGGAGCCCTTCACGTTCGGGGCGTCTGTTGACTACAACCTGCAACTGCTGGCTGTAATCAAAAACTGCAATGTGGATAAAGCCCTGATCAGGGAAGCGGAGGCAGCGCAACAGCATGAATTTTCTGGCGTGGCCGGAACGGCTCATCAGCCACTGGCTGAATGAAAGCAAGGACAACGACGTGGATGATTTTGATCGCGCTTCTGAAGTTGAAACGCAGTTTCAGGCGGCAAGCCTGGCAAAACACCGGCAGCAACACCCCACCTTCGCCGGGACATCACCGCAGGCGCGGAACTGCATTGACTGCGGTTTCCCCATTCCGGCGGTTCGCCTTGACGCCCTGCCGGGGGCAGTGCGGTGTGTTGACTGCCAGCAACAACGGGAGCGCCGCCATGTTTGACGGACTGTGGTTTTGCCTCCTGACCGTTCCGACGGTCGGGGGAGCAGTATTCGCCGGAGCCGTCTGGGCGCTTCGCCGGACGTTTGCCACCCGGGAAAGTATGGAGCAGATGGGAACGCGTGTCGCACTGCTGGAAGAGGTGGTGAAGCACCAGCCAACGGACCGGGATATTCAGGAACTGCGTCTGGCGCTGTCCCGGTATCAGGGGGATTTAAAACAGACTACTGCCCGACTTGATGCGGTATCGCATCAGCTGGGGCTGCTGGTTGATCATGCCATTAACGGGAGTAAGTAATTCATGTTCAGCGACTTAATTGTTGAAGATCAGCGGCTGGTCATTCTGCGCACGCTGAATGATTTAAATCTGGAGGCTGGCGAATCCATCATCCAGGACTGTCTGGATGCCTGGGGCCACCGCGTGTCCCGTGATGTGGTGCGCACCCGGCTCCAGTGGCTGGCCGAACAGGGGCTGGTCACGCTGGAGACGCTGCACGGGTATCTGGTCGCGACCCTGACGGGGCGCGGTCAGGATGTGGTGGAAGGCCGCGTCAGTGTGCCGGGCGTGAAAAAACCCCGCGCACGATAAGGAGTGTGACATGGACAGGCCAACCCGGGGACGGGTGAAAAAAGCAGATTTGCTGCCGGACAGCATCCGTAAACCCCTGCTGGAAATGCTGCGAGAGAAGCGTTTAACCCAGGTTCAAATTCGCGAAGAGGTGAACCGCCTGATCGAGGAAGCGGGCCTGCCAGCGCAGGCCAGACTGTCGGCGGCCGGTATCAGTCGTCTGGCGGCTGAAAATGAAGCCGTCGCCCGTGACCTGCGGGAGCTGCGCGAACAGTCAAAAGCGCTGGTCGCGGAGCTGGGCGACAAACCCACCGGTGAAACGTCCTCCCTCATTCTTGAACTGGCCCGCTCCATGCTGTTCCGCAAAATCCGCGCGGCGGCCAGTTCGGCAGAGGATGATAACGATATTGATATCGGGTTCATCAAAAACGCCATGCTGGCTGTACAGCGTCTGGAAAGCGCCGCTGAACGCAGTCTGAAGCGCGAAAAAGAGATCCGTGCCGCCTTTGCGGAAGAAGCCGCTAACGCCGTCAGTGATGAACTTCGCGGTCAGGATGGCATGAGTGAAATACTGGAACAGCGCATTCGTGACGTTCTGCTGGGTAAAGCGTAGGGGCATCAGTGAGGCAATTAACCAGAGATCCACGGGTGAACTGATGGCAGACACAGGACGAAAACGGCGGCTGATCTCCCTTTCCGAACCCCGCAAAATTGATTTGCAGGAAGAGGCCAGCAAGCTGGGCGTCACCATTGTTACGGATATTGACGCCGCTCAGCCTGCCAGTGAGCCGGTTTTTCTGGCGTATCAGCGCCGCTGGTTTGACGACGAAAGCCAGATTTGTATCGCGGAGAAATCCCGTCGAACCGGCCTGACCTGGGCCGAAGCCGGGCGGGATGTGATCACCGCGGCCAGACCCCGCCGTCGTGGCGGGCGCAACGTGTTTTATGTCGGTTCCAGACAGGAGATGGCGCTGGAGTATATCGCTGCCTGTGCCCTGTTTGCCCGGGCATTTAACCAGCTGGCGCAGGCGGATGTGTACGAACAGACCTTCTGGGACAGCGACAAAAACGAGGAAATTCTCACGTACATGATCCGCTTTCCCAACAGCGGATTCAAAATTCAGGCGCTGTCTTCCCGCCCGTCCAACCTGCGCGGGCTACAGGGTGATGTGGTTATTGATGAAGCGGCGTTTCATGAATCACTCGATGAGCTGCTCAAGGCTGCAATGGCGCTCACCATGTGGGGCGCGCGCGTGCGGATCATCTCCACCCACAATGGCGTGGATAACCTGTTTAACCAGTACATTCAGGACGCCCGCGAGGGGCGCAAGGATTACAGCGTGCACCGTATCACGCTGGACGACGCCATCGCCGACGGCCTGTACCGGCGTATCTGTTATGTCACCGGGCAGACGTGGTCGCCGGAGGCAGAAAAGCAGTGGCGCGATGATTTGTACAAAAACGCCCCCACCCGCGAGGACGCCGACGAGGAATACGGCTGCGTCCCGAAAAAATCCGGCGGCGCATATATCCCGCGCGCCCTGATTGAAACCGCAATGGTGCGGAATGTTCCCATCCGGGTGTTTGAAGCCCCGGAAAATTTTCTGTCGCAGTCGGCCTGGCAGCGTGAGGCAGAACTTGACACCTGGTGTGAGGAGAATCTCCGTCCGCTGCTGTCCGCGCTGGCGGCGACCTCCCGCTACAGCTTCGGGGAGGACTTCGCCCGCGTCGGAGACCTGACCTGTTTTGTTGTGCTGGAAATCACGGCGCTGTTACGCAAGCGTGAGGCATTCCGGGTCGAGCTGCGCAACGTCCCCTACACCCAGCAGCGGCAGGTGATGCTGTATATCCTGCAACGGATCCCCCGTCTTATCGGTGCGGCGTTTGATGCCACCGGGAACGGCGGTTATCTGGCGGAAGAGGCCCTGACCACATTCGGGCCGGAACTGGTCGACTGCGTCATGCTGACGCCGAAATGGTATGCCGAATGGATGCCAAAGCTGAAAGCAGAATTCGAAGACCTGAATCTGGATGTGGCGCGTCACCAGACCACGCTCGACGACCTGCGGCATATCAAAGTGGTGAACGGTATCCCCCAGATTGACAAGGGACGCACGAAAGACCAGAACAGCGCGACGCAGGGCCGCCGTCATGGCGATTATGCGGTGGCCTTATGTATGGCGAACCGCGCGGCGTATATGGAGGGGTTTGTGCTGGATGATGACGCCTGTCAGGCGCTGCCTGAGAAAGGCGCAGCCCCGGGTGACCCGGACGACATGGACGCCTTCCCGGATGAGCCGGACGACTACCATTTATTTGAACAGGGATACTGGTAATGGGAAAGATTGTTGATATTAACGGCCAGCCATTTGCCTTTACCCCGGACATGCAGACCACGGCGGAAGATATCCCCCAGGTTGCCAGCCGGGATCCGATGCATCTGGCGTCCGGTTTAACGCCCAACCGTGCGGCTGCCTGCCTGCGGGCGGCCGAACAGGGCGACCTGACCGCGCAGGCCGACCTTGCCGCCGACATGGAAGAAAAGGACACCCACCTGTTCGCGGAACTGGGTAAACGCCGCCTGTCTGTACTGAGCGTACCGTGGAACATCGTCACCCCTGAGGGAGCATCTGCTGACGAAAAGCGGGAGGCCGCCATGCTGGAAGATCTGCTGGGGAATGCAGCCTGGTTTGAGCCCATGCTGTTCAACGCCACAGATGCGGTTCTCAAGGGGTACGCCATGCAGGAAATTGAATGGGGATGGTGCGGTAAGTACCGTTTCCCTGTGGATGTGCACTGGCGCGACCCGGCCCTGTTCATCCTGAATCCCGTCAACAAAAACGAGCTGCGTCTGTCTGACGGCAGTTATGAGGGACTGGCGCTGCAACCGTTCGGCTGGATCCGTCACCAGGCCCGGTCAAAATCCGGTTACGCCGGGGCGCAGGGGCTGGTCCGCACGCTGATCTGGCCGTTTATTTTCAAAAACTACAGTCTGCGGGACTTCGCGGAATTTCTGGAAATTTACGGCCTGCCGCTGCGTGTCGGGAAATACCCGTCAGGCGCAACCAAAGAGCAGAAAGCCGCCCTGATGCGCGCGGTGATGGATATCGGCCGTCGTGCCGGGGGTATCATTCCGGCCGGGATGAGTCTGGATTTTGAGGCTGCCGCTGACGGTCAGTCAGAGCCGTTCCTTGCCATGATGAACTGGGGCGAAAAAGCCATGTCCAAGGCCATCCTGGGATCCACACTGACCACCCAGACGGACACCAACGGGAACCGGTCGCTGGGCGAGGTGCACGACGAAGTGCGCAAGGAAATCCGCGATGCGGACCTGCGACAGCTGGCGGCCACGTTTAACCGCGATCTGCTGTACCCGCTGCTGGCCCTGAACCGGTCACAGCCGCTGGATATGGCCCGGTTGCCGCGTTTCCGGTTCGACACGATGGAGCCGGAGGACATGGCGATGTTTGCCGATGCCATTCCGAAGCTGGCCGCCGGGCTCCCCATCAGTTGCAACTGGATCTATGAAAAACTGCGCATTCCGGCCCCGCAGAAAAACGAGGCGGTGTTTACCGTTCAGCCCCCGCAGCCCGTCCAGCCGGAAGCCGCGCTGAGCGCGCAGGTGCCCCTGTCGCCATCCCGGGATGAACTGGATGACATGGGCGACCATGTGGATCCGGCGCTGCTTCAGGATGCCATGTCAGATTTACTGGCCCCGCTGGTGACAGCCCTGCATCAGCATGGCCCCGTGCAGGCGTTGCAGGATGCCGCCGGATTGTTCCCGCATCTGGATGATGCCGCGCTGACCGAACTGCTGACGCGCGCCGTGTTTGCCGCTGAACTGAAAGGACGCACCGATGCCATCCACGATTGATCTGGCCGTCGCGGGTCGTCTGCCAGCCAGAGACGCCGTCAGTTATTTTCAGTCCAAAGGCCGCACCGTCAGCTGGAACTGGTTTGAAACCCATGCTGATGTACATGCCCGGATGTTCACGGTAGCAAAGGCGGTACGTATGGATGTCCTGACCACGTTACAGGGGGCGGTGGATCAGGCCATCGCAGAGGGCACCACGCAGGAGGCCTTTATCGCCGCCCTGACGCCAAAGCTGCAAAAGCTGGGATGGTGGGGACAGCAGGTGGTGGTGGACAGCGCAGGCAATGCGCAGAAAGTACAGCTGGGTAGCCCGCGCCGTCTGGCCCTGATTTATAACGTCAATACCCGGGTCGCCTATAACGCCGGGCGCTATGCGCAGATGATGTCGGACGCTGACGCGTTCCCGTTCTGGCAGTATGTTGCGGTCATGGATGGTCGTACCCGGCCGGAACATGCCCGGCTGCACGGACTGGTGTTTCGTTATGACGATCCGTTCTGGCGCTGGTTCTATCCCCCGAACGGCTGGCAGTGCCGCTGTCGTGTTCGTGCCCTGTCCGCCGCGCGTATGAAGGCGCTGGGGCTGACCACCTCATACGGAGCGTCTTTTATCCAGACCCGGGAAGTGGAAGCCGGTGTGGATCCGACCACCGGCGAGGTGTTTAAAACCACATCGGCCACATTTGATAACGGCAGGGTGAAAATGACCCCGGACGTGGGCTGGTCGCACAATCCCGGCATGGCGGCATTCGGTACGGACACGGCGCTGATCCGCAAAATGGCCGACGTAAAGGATGCGGCCCTGCGCCAGCAGGTGGTGCAGTGTCTGAACGGCAGCCGCGAGCGTAAGCTGGCGTTGTCGCTGTGGCTGAAACGGGCGGCGGCAGGTCGTGCGGCCGGTGAAGCCCTGCGTCCACTGGGACTGGTTTCTGAGCCGCTGGCAGACCGCATCGCCGCCCTGTCCGGGCAGCCTGCGCCCCGGCTGCTGGTGCTGACTGATGAAACGGTCAGTCAGGCGAATCTCACTTCCACAGAATGCGCGCAGGTGGCCTGTCTGGCTGATACGCCGGTGACCGTGTTATGGTCCGGGGCCCGGCAGCAACTGGCGTATGTGACGGTGTTGCAGGATGGCGGGATCCTGCTGGCCTGTTCGCAGAACGGAGACGCGGCGAACCTGTACCGTACCGTGCAACTGGTACGGATGACGGCAGAGGCGCTGTGTCAGGCAGTTCGTGATGGTGAATGGCAGATACTGTCCGGGCACCTGCCCGGTGGGGAGACGCAATGAGTGTCGGGGGCGTGGATGTTGCCGTTATTATTGACCAGAAGGCGATCCAGCGGGCGCTGCGGCGGCTGGCAAAACTGACCCGGGGTCAGGAGGGGAAAGCCATTTCCCGGCAGATAGCGGGCAGTCTGGTGTCAGCATCGGAGCAGGCATTTGAAACACAGCGTGATCCACAGACCGGGGAAACCTGGGCGGACTGGTCCGATCCTTATCTGCACTGGCGGGAAAAACACGGCTATGTTCCCGGCACCATTCTGACCCTGAACGGGGATATGGCCCGTTCCATTACCAGCGACTACGGTCCCACCTGGGCCCTGGCGGGATCCGCAAAAATTTACGCAGCCATTCACCAGTGGGGCGGACGCCCCGGCATGGCCCCGGGTCCGGCCGCCATGCCTGCCCGTTCGTTTCTGGGGCTGGACAGTACCGGAGAGGCGGAAATTCTGGATCACATTAAAAAACGCGCTGAAAAGGCGCTGAGCGACGGCAACGCATAAAACAACCGTTTGCATTACCGCAAAAATTTAAAGCGTTCTGGTGCGTTTTGAACCGCTATTTAAGCGTTTTGTTGTACGATGACGCACCGGATCCTTTTCCTCCCCTACCTTTCAGACACTGATATGGTGTAAACCCCGACGCTTCCCTCACCGGCGCACACTGCCGGTATGAAAAATTCAAACCCGATTTCTTACGCCATCCTGAATGCCGCCGTCTTCTCCCCGCGTACCGGGGACGGATGGTGCCAGCTGATGCCTGCGGGTCGGATTAAATCCCGCGACGGCCGCCCGGAAAAGCCTGCTGAAGGCTGGCTGATTGACCGCGCGGTCTGCGAGCGCATGAAAACCCGCCTGGCGGTGCTGAATCAGCCGGTCAAGGTGGATTACGACCATCAGTCGCTGTTCATTAAACAGGGGGTTAAGGCCCCGGCCGCCGGGTACATCCGGCCGGACGGCATTGAATGGCGCGATGGTGAACATGCCGGAATTTACGTTCGCCCGGACTGGAATCCCCCGGCCGTGGTGCACCTGGAAAACCGGGAATACGCCTGGCTGTCTGCCGTTATGGGGTATGACGACGTGACGGGAGAGCCGGTTGAGCTGCGCATGGTGGCCCTGACCGGCGATCCGGCGCTGACGGGTATGCAGTCTGTCGTGGCGCTGAGCGCTGACGACCTTTCTCACCTCCTTTCTGTGGAGAATCACACCATGAATGAACAATTGCGCCAGTTACTGGAGGCGCTGGGCCTGACTGTGCCTGAACAGGGCGACTTTACGGCCGAACTCGGGACAGCGGCGCTGAGTGCGTTTACCGAAATTAAACAGCGGGCAGAGGCGCATGACGGGCTGAAAACGCAGGTCACCGCACTGTCCGCTGAACTCGACACCGCCAGAAAAACGCCCGCAAAAGTGGACCTGACGAAGTACGTCCCGGTTTCCCTGTATGAAGACCTGCGCACGAAGTATGTCGCCCTGTCCGCCACGGCGGGCGAGGTTTCCCTGGACAGCATCCTGAACAAAGCCGAGCAGGAGGGCCGCATCCTGAAATCTGAGCGCGATTATCTGACCGAACTCGGCGGCCAGATTGGCGTGGCGGCGCTGTCTGCGCAACTGGACGTTCGCCAGCCCATTGCAGCCCTGACCGGCCTCCAGACGGAGAAAACCCCGCCGGTGAAACGCCAGACCCCGGAAGCCGCCCTGTCAGCGGATGACCTGAAAGCGGCTGAGTTGCTGGGAAAAACCCCGGCTGAATTCCTCAAACTCAAACAGGAGCAAGCGTAATGCCTACCCCGATTACCCCCGCCATCATTGCGTCCCTGATGACCGGCTTCCGGGCCGATTTTAAGGGCGGGATCAGTGACGCGCCGTCGCAGTATAAAAAAATCGCGATGACAGTGCCGTCCGTATCAAAAAGCAACACCTACGGCTGGCTGGGCAAATTTCCTCAATTCCGTGAATGGGTCGGTTCCCGTGTGGTTCAGCAGATGGCGGCACACGGCTACGCCATCGTCAACAAAACGTGGGAAGACACCGTGTCAATTTCCCGCGACGACTTTGAGGATGACGCCGTTGGCATCTATGCGCCGATGTTTGAGGAGATGGGCCGGGCCTGCGGCGTGTTTCCCGATGAACTGGTGTTTAAGGCCCTGACTGACGGCATTAAAACCGCCTGCTTCGACGGGCAGAACTTCTTTGATGCTGAGCATCCGGTTTATCCGTCCGTGGATGGTACCGGCACCCCGGAAAAAGTCCCGAACCTGTTTATCAGCAAGGACGCGAGCGGCGCAGCCTACACCGGTCCGACCTGGTATCTGCTGGACTGCTCCCGTTCCGTGAAGCCGCTGATTTTCCAGTTGCGCCGCAAACCGGAACTGGTCTGCCAGAACAATCCGGCAGAAGGCCGCACCTTCACCGATAACGAGGTGGTGTTCGGGGCGTCCATGCGTAACAACGTGGGCTATGGCTTCTGGCAGATGGCCTACGCCATGCAGGCGGAGCTGAATGCCGACACCCTGTGGCAGGCATGGCAGGCCATGCGCGCCTTTACCGGTGACGGCGGGAAAAAGCTGGCGATCCGCCCGACCACGCTGGTTGTGCCGACCGCGCTGGAGAAAGTCGCCACGCAGCTGCTGGAGCGTGAACTGTCCAGCGACGGGAAAAACACCGTGACTAACGAGCTGAAAGGCAAGCTGGATCTGGTCGTTGGTGACTATCTGTAAGCGGTTTAAAGGCGGTTTGCGCCGCCTTTAAACCCCGTTAAACGGGAGAACGATGTGTTATGGCAGACACTAACGCACCTGCTGAGCAGGATTGTGACGGCATGGCAACGCTGGATGTGCGGGTTACCTGTCCCCGCGAGCGTTACTGGCGGGCAGGGATTTTCTTCACGCGCGGAAAACACACTGTACAGGCCACGCCAGCGCAACTGGACACATTACAAAAGGATCCATGCCTGCATGTGGAACTACTGGCGACGCCACCGCAACCGGGTGACTCGGCGGCTTCACTGGTGGATCTGGCAGGTGATGCCGGTGATGTGCTGACCCCGGCGCAAATCCGGGCGGCTGTGGCGCAACTGGACAGGAACAGCCGCGAGCATTTTACCGCTGACGGTAATCCCCGCGTGGCCGCCGTGTCGGCGATGCTGGGCCGCAGGATTTCCGGGTCTGAACTGGCTGCGGCGCTGAAAGGTGGGGAATAACCCATGATTTACGCTACCCGGGACGACATGGCACACCGCTATAACCAGGACACGCTGGCGCAACTGATGCAGACGCTGCCGGGCCAGGAAGATACAGGACTGCTGGATAACGCGCTGGCCGATGCGTCAGCGCTAATCGACAGCTATATCAGCGCCCGCTACACCCTGCCGTTATCCAGCGTACCGCTGGCACTCACCCAGCAGTGCTGCGCCATTGCGTTTTATTACCTCAATACCGTGCGGGCCACGGAACAGACCCGCAAACGTTATGAGGACGCCCTGCGCTGGCTGGAAGGGATCCGGGACGGGAAAACACCGCTTGGCGTGGCGCAGGACAGCAGCGCGCCTGAAAGCTGCGACCTGCCGGAAATGCAGTCGGAAGTGGCGGTTTTCACCCGTGACCAGAAGGGGTTTGTGTAATGGTCGGAAAAACTGAAACGGCCCTGCTCGCGCGGGTTGCGTCCCTGTTCGGGGCCACGCTGCGGCGCGTGGGAACGCATCCGGGCACATGGAATGATGCGGCCATCAGGTCACTGTTCACGACCGCGCCGTCAGTCCATGTAGCTTGGCTGGGTGCAGGCCCCGGCCGTACCGCTCACGAAATACTGTCCCGCTGGGTTTTTTACGTGACGGCACAGAACCTTAACGGTGACACGCTGACAGATGCCCGGGCGCTGCCCGGCCAGCCGGGCGTGTACCAGATTGTGGAACGACTGGTGGGCGGCGTGGCCGGGCAGACATTCGGTGATGCCTCCGCCATGCAGCTGACGGATATCCGCAATCTGTACACCGATGTGCAGGGCGCGTCCGGGGTGGCGCTGTACGGGGTGTATTTCGAGGCCAGGATGCCGGTGCCGCCGGTGGTGGATACGGATTCACTGGATGATTTTCTGCGTCACTGGCAGACCTGGCGGCTGCCTGACGGGACGCCGGAATTTAAAGCGCATATCACGCTACCTGCGCCGGAGGAAAAATGAAATCGTTGCTGGCTTTTCTGGCAGGCGCAACGTCCGGGAGCCACCCGCTGATCTCTTTACTCCTCCTGCTTCTTTTCCTTTTGTGGGACTGACGATGGACAAACTTTATATCAAACCTGCCCCGGGGCGGGCAGTACGTGACCCGGTGACACAACAGTTACTGGCGGCGGACGGGGAACAAAAACCCCGCACTCCGTTCTGGCTGCGACGCCTGGCGGACGGGGATGTGGTGGTCGTGACGCACGGGAGCGGTGAAGCACCCCCCGGCACAGCGGCAGAACCGGCCCCCAAAAAAACACGAAAAAACAGCGAGGCTGAACAATGATTTCGTTTAGTGAAATTGGCGAACCGCGCGTCCCGCTTGTCTACATTGAGTTTGACAACTCGGGGGCGGTGACCGGAACGCCTGCCATGCGCCAGCGCGTACTGATGCTGGGGCAGTGCGCCACGGATGACAAGGGAAACAATACCGGTACAGGAGAACTGGACAAGCCCGTGCGTATCCATTCCACCGCGCAGGCCCGCCAGCTATTCGGGCGGGGTTCCATGATTGCCCTGATGGTCGCGGAATTTATCGCGGACAACCAGGAGGCGGAATTGTACGCCCTTGCGCAGGGGGCGGGGACAGGAAAAGCGGATGCAGGTTCCCTGACACTGAAAGGCACCGCAACGGAAGACGGTGTGCTGTACGTGTATACGGGCGGTACACGGCTGACGGTGGCGGTCAGTACCGGACAGACGGGGGCCGACCTTGCGCCGCTTCTGGTTGCCGCCATTGCGGCAAAACCGGATCTGCCGTTTACAGCTGCCGTGGATACCGGCGGTCAGGGAAGCGACGCCACGCTGGCGACCGTTGTACTGACGGCCCGGTTCACTGGCGCAGCGTCTGCGCCGGATATCCGCCTGAACTATTACACCGGAGAGACGACGCCCGCCGGGCTGGTTGTCAGTACGGCCAGACCGGCGGCGGTGGCTGCTAACCCGGATATTACGGCCAGCGTGGCGAATATGGGGGATTTGCAGTACCGCACAATTGTGATGCCCTATCTCGACCCGGCCAGCCTGAAAGTGTTGCGTGACGAACTGCTGACCCGCTGGGGCCCCGTACACCAGAATGACGGTATCGCGTACAGCGTTCACACCGGCACGCTGGGCGAGCTGACGGCGTTCGGACAGTCCCGCAATGATTTTCTGCTGTCCTGCATGGGCGTACCGAAACCGCCTGAGCCGGGGTATCTGTGGGCCGCCTCGCTGGCCGCTGTGGCTTCACAGTCTCTCGCCACCGACCCGGCCCGTCCGTTGCAGACGCTGGCGCTGACCCGCCGTCTGGCTCCGGCCCTGGCGGATCGTCTGCTGTGGCAGGAACGTAACGGTCTGTTATTTGACGGGATTGCGACCTGCAACATCAGTGAAGGCGACGTGCCGCAGATTGAACGCCTGATCACCATGTACCGCACCAACAGTTACGGGGATCCGGATCCGTCCTATCTCGATGTGAACACCCCGGCCACGCTGTCGTATCTGCGTTATTCCACGCGTCTGCGTATCCAGCAGCGTTTCCCCCGCCACAAACTGGCGGACGACGGCACGCCCATTGCACCAGGGCAGCCGATTGTGACGCCGGAGATTATCAGAACCGAACTGCTGGCACTGTTCATGGAGTGGGAGGAAGCGGGTCTGGTTGAAGATTTCGAACAGTTTAAGGACGAGCTGATAGTGGAACGCAACAAGAACGATAAAAACCGGGTGGATGTGCTGGCCGGGCCAAACCTGATTAACCAGTTCCGCATTTTCGCGGAGCAGATCCGCTTCATTCTGTAAGGAGTTTTTATGTCCGGGTCACCATTACGCCGACAGGGGTCGGCCATTATCCGCGTGAACGGCAGTGAAATTGAAACCCTGGCGGGTTCCACCTTCACCCCGTCCGGGATGCAGAAAGAAACCGTCAAGGGGTCAGCGGTGTACGGCTGGAAAGGCACGCCGCACGAAGCCACGCTGGAGTGCAAAATCGTGGCGGGCGGTACGGTGTCCGTTGCCGACATCGTGAACTGGGACAACCTGACCATTGAGTTTCGCTCCGACGTGGGCGAGGTTCACCTGATGCCTAACGCCTGGATGACGGATGTTCCCACCAACAGTGACAGCGGTGAAATTTCGGTGAAATTCGCTGCCAAAAAAAGCAAACGCATTGCATAAGGACACCTCAGATGAGTGATAACACACAGACCACCCTGGCCGGGGGAGATGCAGCCCGCGCAGAACGTATTAATGAAGTGGCCGCCCAGCTGGCGACCGGCAACCTGCGGCTGCCCGATGGCCTGCCGTTCGGGATGGGAGCAGATGCCGTTATGCAGCACGATGTCACCCTGCGCGAAATGACCGGCAGCGACATTATTGACGCCCAGACCGCCGCTGAACGCGTGGTACAGACGGCGCAGGGGCCGCAACTGGTCAGTTCCCCGTCGCTGATGGGCTGGGAAACGCTGCGCCGCCAGATTGGTAAGGTGGGCTGCATCGACGGCCCGCTGTCCATGGCGCAACTGCGCCAGCTGTCAGAACGTGATCTGGAGTTTCTGCTGATTGCTGTCGAACTGAAAGGCTCCGCCCTGGTGGCGCAGATGGCGGCCGCGCAGGGGCGACTGGTTGCAGTGTCGGAAACAGATTGAGAAAGCCGGGGCAACGCTCGGGGTGGTGCTGAAATCCGGCCCCGTCTGGGCGCTGACCCTGCCGCTGAGTCAGCTGTACCGGTACTGCCAGATAGCTGCTGATATTGTGAATTCAGGGAAATAGCCTTATGGCCGGAAAACAGTTAAAAGCCTCCGTCATCGTTGATCTGACCGGCAACCTTGCACAACGCGCCCGTCAGTTCAGCCAGTCACTGACCTCGCTGTCGCGACGGGGCGCTGCGGATCTCAACGGACTGGGGGCAGGATTCCGGCCGCTGGGGGCACAACTGCCCGTCCTGGATAATAAAGCGAAGCGCTTCGGGACGTCGCTGGATTCTGCCTGTCGGCGTGGAGGAAGTGCTCTCGGACGTCTGAGGGCCGGGCTGCTGAAAACGGGGGCCGGTTTTGATCGCATGGAAGCGAAGGTGAAATCGCTGCATGGTGCCCTCTACGGTCTTATGGGGCTGGGGGCGTCAGTGTATGGACTGAACCGCTGGTTCGTGCGGCCGGTGGCACAGCGTGAACGGTACGCCACCTCACTGGATTCCATCTATAACGGCAATAAAAAACAGATTAATGAAACGATGGCGTGGGCCATCAAAAACGCGAAGGATTCCACCTGGGGCCTGTCGGGCGTCATGCAGGAATTCACCTCCGACAAAGCGTTCGGGATGAGTGATAAAGAGAGCCGCAACTTTATCACCATGCTGGAAGATCAGGGGGCAAAAAAAGGCTGGGATCTGAATGCTGCCCAGGGCGCATCCCTCCAGTTAAAACAGATGTATTCCCGCCAGAGCATTATGGCCGCCGACGCTAACCTGCTGACCGGTTACGGCATCAACGTCTATAAGACGCTGGCCGATAAGATGCACGTGGATGCAAAAAAGGTCCGGGCGCTGGGCGAACGGGGCAAGCTGGGGCCGGAGGCCATCGCCATCCTGTTCAAAGCCCTGCGGGATGAGGCGAAAGGCGCACAGAAAAACGCACAGGGAACCTGGATCGGTCTGACCTCGCAGATGGGGGATGCCTGGGAAGACTTTGCCAGCCGCGTAATGGGTAACGGCAAGGATAAGGGCGTCTTTTTTACCCTCAAACAGCAACTGAAAGGCTTTCTGGATTTTTATAACAACGCCCAGACCAACGGCACCGCCGACCGGTTTGCAGGCTATCTCTCGGACGGTTTTGCTACCGGATTTGATGCAGCCAAATCGTCCATTCTCTTTGTTGAAGCCTCATTAAACCGCATTCAGCGCATTCTGAAACAAATCCGTGATGCCGGGTACGGTAATGCGCTCGACAAAACCATTTCCGGGTTAAAAACCACCGCGAAATGGCTGTTAATCATCTTTGCCGGTCAGAAAGCCCTGAGGCTGGGCTGGAAACTGGCCCGGCCGACCTGGCGGCTCGCCACCGCCCCCGTTCGGGGCTGGCGTAACCTGCGGAACCGGAAAGGCACCGGTGCAGGTATTGCGCCAGCACCGGAATTTTTCGGTGGCAGTCTGGGTGCGCCACTGAATGTCTTCGTCACAAACTGGCCTGTTGGTGGTGTCGGGGGCGGCGGTGGCGCAGACACATACCTGGACGCTAACGGGAAGCGCAAACGCGGCCCGGGGCGTGGCCGTGGACGCACCTCGCGTGTGGTGTCGGCGGTTGCTTCAGAAACTGAGGCCACCACGCGTGGTGGCTGGTTCTCCCGGACGCTGGCCAGAACGGGCGGACTGCTCAGCAAAATCCCGGGCATTGGCCGGGCAGGTAAATGGCTGTCTGCCGGTGCGGGCGTACTGCGTAACGCGGGGGGCAACCGCTGGCTGTCGCGGCTGGGGACGGTGGGCCGTTTCGCAGGGCGACTTGGCGGCCCGGCACTGGCTGCCGTGTCACTGGCTCCGGTGTTACTGGACGATCAGGCTACATTACATGATAAGGCCGGGGCGACTGGCGGCACGGTGGGGAGTCTGCTGGGTGGCGCGGTCGGCAGTATTGGCGGCCCCATCGGCACCGTTGCCGGGGCTGCTATCGGGAGTTACCTCGGGGAGCACCTGGGGGGCTGGCTGAGTGATGTTTACACCCGGTGGCACGACGGAGACAAATCTGCTGATAGCGCGATGCCGCAGGAAAAACAAAAAGGCGAAGCCACCATCAAACTGGAACTGCCGCCGGAACTGCGCGTGGCGCAAAGCACCATAAACGACAGCGATATGTTTGGTCTCAATATGCTGTACAGCGGCAGTAATTACGGGTTTACGCAATGAGCATCCTATCCCCCGCCGCACAGGCGGTATCCGGTATGCGTGACGCGACCGGGCTGAAAAAGAGCGGGGTTGCCGGTCAGGGCACCTTCCGGGGTGTGCCCTTTCTGGTTTACCGCGAGCAACGCCAGCGCGGTGGACGTCGGCTGGTTAAACGGGAGTACCCGTTACGGGACACGGGCAGTTCAGACGATCTGGGGCGCAAACTGCGCGAGCGGACGTTTACGGCCATCGTGCTGGGTGATGACCGGGACAGCCAGCGTGATGCGCTGATTGCTGCACTGGAAGCGCCCGGAGCCGGAGAACTGAATCACCCGGAATTCGGGGTGTTACGGGTCAGAATTGACAGTTACGAATGTCGCTGCACGGCGGAGGAAACCCGCATCGCGGAATTCACCATCAGCGTGATCCCCGCCGATGAGTCCTCCGCGCCGAAAAGCGAGAAAGACACCGCTGCCCTGCTGGCAAATCAGGGCGACGGAACGCTCAGTTCCCTGTTCGCCAGCCTTAAATCCGGCTGGCAGGACGTGGCGGATGTTCTGCGCGATGCCGGAACTATCATGAACAGCGTCAGCGGCATGATTGATGACGCAGAAAACGCCATTAATGATTTGGGTGTTATTGCCGACATTACCGCGTTTTTATCCTCGGTCAGCGCCATGCGGGCTGAAATATCCGGTGTCATCAGTGCGCCGGGAAGGATGGCAGCACGGTTTGGCAGTCTGTTTGAGGGGTTGCGTCAGATGGCCTCAATGCCGGTTGACGTCCTGTTGCCCGGGGTGAAAAACACGCTCGGGGCAGATGCTCCCGGAGAGCTGCTGCATCAGGCAAAAAGCCTGGTGTCCGGTCGGGTTTACCGGGCCACGAACCGGATGCAGACCCTGCTGAACCGGCGGGTCGCAGACATCAACACTGACGGGCTGACGGCGGCGGGGAAACACAATATGGCACTGCTGACGCAGGCGGTCACGCAGGCGGCCCTGATTGTTCAGGCTGAAATGAGCAGCACCCAACTGACCTGCGCCATTGAACAGAACCGCCGGGATAAAAACAGGCATCGCCAGCCCGACAGGAGTGAAGATGTCCGGCAGACGCATAACACGGTCAGTAATCTGTTGTGCAGTCGTCAGGATGTGGTGCAAATGACGGAAGATCTCGGCACGCAACTGGATAACGCCATTCTGGCGCAATCCGCAGCGGGTCGGTCTGCGGTGGCATTATCCCTGCGGAACTACCGGTTAATGCTGGTCGATGATCTGATGTCGCGGGGGGTAATACTGGCGGATGCGCGGCAGTGCACCACGCGCCAGACAGAACCGGCGCTGGTGACGCTGTACCGTGAAACCGGAGACTGCCAGGAGTGGCAGCGTTTTGTCCGACGCAACGGGATCTGCAACCCGTCATTTGTTCCCGGAGGCTGTGTGATGGAGGTGCTCGATGGCGAATAACCGTGTGGCATTACATGTGGACGGAAAAGTTTTTACCGGCTGGCAGTCCGTTGAGGTGACCCGCTCCATTGAGCACATGGCCGGGGATTTTTCGCTGGGCGTGGTGCTTCCCGGAAACAGCGTCCCTGACAGCCTGCGCCCGGGGTTGTCGCTGGTTCTGGATATAGACGGGAAAACCGTCATTACCGGCTGGGTGGATACGGTGAAACAGCGTATCTCCGCCCGCGACCTGAGTATCAGTCTTTCAGGCCGCGATAAGACCGGCGATCTGGTGGACTGTTCGGCGGTTTATAAGGGCGGCCAGTGGCACAACCGGACCCTGCAACAAATCGCGCAGGACCTGTGCGCTCCCTTCGGAGTCCGTGTTCGCTGGGATGTAAACGATGCAACGGCTGCAAAACCCTTTGCCACCTTCACACTGGAACTGTCGGAGACGGTGGGTGATGCCCTGGTCAGGGCTGCCCGTCACCGTGGCGTACTGGTGACCAGTAACGAACAGGGGGATGTGGTATTCACGCAGGCACGGGCGCAGCGCACGGATACCCTGACGCTGGGCGAAAACCTGTTGTCCTGTGACTACAGCAACGACTGGCGCGATCGTTTCAGCGAGTACAACGTGAAGGGCCACAGCGGTGGCGGTGGAAAGAACGGTGACGGCCTGACGGCGGCGCTGATTGCGGCCCCGAAAGGCAGCGCACTGGATAACCGTATCACCCGTTACCGTCCGAAAATCATACTGGCCGATCACAAAGTGGATGCCACCACCGCCCGACAGCGCGCCCTGCGCGAAGAGCGCCGGGCCCTGGCAAAGTCGGTCCGTTTTTCCGCCACCGTCCGGGGGTGGTTCCGGCAAAACGGCGACCCCTGGCAACCAAACCTCCTGACGCAGATTTCCGCTGAGCGCGTGGGGCTGACGTCCGGGCAGTTGCTGGTCACTACCGTAAAGATGACGCTCGATAACCAGGAGGGGGCCGTCACGCAACTGACCCTTGCTCCCCGGGAGGGCTTTCTGGTGCCAGCCGAACCCGATGGTTCGGGCAATGGCGACGATTCCCTCGATGTGAAAATTAAGCAGTATTACAGGGAACACAAGGACGAACTGGATGGCTAGCGTTGATGTTTTGTTTTCCCGCCTGCTGGCACCGCTTAAACGAAGTATGCATCTGCTGCTGACGCGCGGTGTCCTGACCGGTGTTAACGATTCCCTGCGGGCGCAGAACGTGCAGATGACCGCTCTCGATGATGAGACATTCGACGACGTGGAGCGCCTGCAACAGTACGGGCAGATAAGTGTGCCCCTTGCCGGGGCTGAAATTGTCGCCGGGTGCATTTCCGGTATTCGTGATCATGCGGTTGCCCTCATCATTGAGGACCGCCGCTACCGCCCCACCGGTCTGGAGTCGGGCGACACCGGGCTTTATCACTTTGAGGGGCACCGCCTGCGGCTGACAAAAGATGGCCGTGCCATTCTGACGTGTAAAACGCTGGAGATTTACGCGGACGAGCGCGTGCTGGTTGACACTCCGAAAACCACCTTCACCGGCGACGTGGAAATACAGAAAAATCTGACAGTAAAAGGCAATTCGCTGGTTGAAGGCGGGCAGATTGTTAATGGCACAAGTCAGTCAAAAGGCACGTTTACCGCCCCGGAAGCCGTCATTAATGGCGTGCATTACAGCGGCCACACCCACCACGAAAACGGCAGGGGCAGCAACACCGGGGGGCCACAGTGACAGATATTGCGATCACCTGGTGTAACGGTGAAGGCGCGCTGGTTATTGACGGCATGGATTTACTGACGGACGACAGTATCACGACCGCCGTCATTATCTCATTATTTACGGACCGCCGGGCAGAGCCGTCCGACGATCTGCCGGATAACAGTGGCGATCCGCGCGGATGGTGGGGGGATGCATTCAGCGACACACCGACAGGCTCCCGCCTGTGGCTGCTGAGCCGTGAAAAAACACTGGCCGACATCCCCGCCCGGGCCGTGCAGTACGCGCAGGAGGCCCTTATGTGGCTGAAAGAGGACGGACTGGTGACCCGTATCCGGGTTGCGGCCAGTTGTCAGAACAGGGATGAACTGCATCTGGTTGTGACCCTGACGTTACCGGATGGCAGTACGCAACCTTTCACCTTTAAAGCGAAATTTGACGGGGTTTAAATGAGTTATAAAACACCGACACTGGCCGCACTGATTGCTCAGTCGCAACAGGATATCGCTCAGCATTTGCGCGGCACTCAACCACGGATCAGAAAAACCGCGCTGAATGCCCTGTCATACGGGCAGGCCGGGCTGGCGGCGGGTGAACATGAGCACCTTAACTGGGTGGCCCGGCAAATCGTTCCGTCAACAGCAGATGAGGATAATCTGCTGGATGCCTGCAACTACTATGGTGTGAAACGCAAGGTTGCCACACAGGCGCAGGGGACGCTGCCGGTGGCATTTCAGGGCGCAGCGACCATTCCGGCGGGCACCCGCTGGCAGCGCGATGACGGTGTGCAATATGCTTCACTGGCGGACGCCACACAGACAGCAGCGGGCGTGGTTGATATCGCGCTTAAAGCGGTGAACGCAGGCAATGATGGCAATGCCCCGGCAGGTACCACCCTGACGCTGGTAACCCCTGTTGCAGGCGTCAGCTCGCAGGCGAAAACAACTGAGGCACTTACGGGAGGGGCAGATACCGAACCACTGAATGAACTGCTGGCCCGGCTTGAGTACCGGGTGCAGTATCCGCCGGGCGGTGGCACACGCTGGGATTACGTTCGCTGGGCGCGGGAATGTGCAGGGGTGACCCGTGCATGGTGTCTGCCCACCCTGGACGGGCCGGGCACAGTCGGCGTGACGTTTGTTATGGACGCGCTGGCAGACATTTTCCCCACGCAGGCGGATGTGGCGCGGGTTCAGGATTATATCGCGGGGCATGATGATCCGGTGACAAACGAACCGGTCGGACAACCCCTCGGGCCTGTCGTGACAGTTTTTGCATCCACGCGGCAACCGGTGCCGGTGACCATTAAGATTGCCCCCAGAACAGATGAAAATAAAAAGCAGGTCACGGAAGCGATCAACAACCTGTTTTACAGGGAGGCCTGCCCGGAAGAAACGTTGATCCCGTCGCAGTTCTGGCGGGCAGTGGCATCAGTAAAAACGCTGACGGACTTTGAAATCATTGCGCCAGCCGCGCCTGTCAGTGCCGGTAAGCGCAGCCTGCTGGTTCCGGGGGTGATCACATGGGCGTAATTACGCCGCATCAGCGGGCGCTGCTCCAGTTGTTACCCCGGGGAAAAGCCTGGAATAAAGCCCCTGACTCAACACTGTCAGAACTGTGCCGGGCATTATCGGAACCAACGGCGCGCGTCAATGAAACGGCCACGCAGTTACTGCGCGAGCGCTTTCCGTCTCAGGCTGTATTACTGCTGGAAGACTGGGAGAAGTTTCTGGGGCTGCCGGACTGTACCAGTGGTGAGGACAACATAGAAACCCGTCAGATGGCCGCAGGCGCAAAACACCGTATGTGGCCGTCGCTGAATGTACTGTTTTATAAAAAGCTGGCAAAAAGATACGGCTACGACATTGAGATTACGCCTGACCCGGATAATCAGTACATCAGCCTGATAAATGTTAAAGGCGGGGTGAAATGGCGGAATGCCACGGTGCTGGATAATTGCCTGACTCCCCTGCGGGTTTACGATTCGGGGATTCTGGAATGCCTGCTGGAAAAATATAAACCCGCGCATCAGGAATTTCGGTTTATTTATTCGGAATAAATAAAGGACGCATATTATGTTTTATGTGGATAATGGCAGTGGCATACCGAATATGCCGGATATTGCGGAAAAACGTGCAGATACCCCTCAGTGGTTTTCAGAAGGGAAAGGCAATCAGCAGATTACCTGGCCGGGGGCGGACTTTTTCAATATGTGGCAGGCTGAGGGGTTAAACATCCTTGCGGCGGCCGGAATGCAGCCAGACAAGACAAAACTTAATCAACTGGCGCTGGCAATTAAGGCGTTAATTAAACAGCCCACGGACGACATTACCGACTGGGCAAAAAAACAATTTCTGGCAAAAGACCAGAACGGCGGCGACATTCCCGACAAGCAAAAATTTATCGAAAACCTTGGTTTAACGGAAACGGTTGAGCAGGCAAGAAACGCAGTACCATCAACACGCAAAGTGAACGGGAAAGCGCTTACGACCGATATAACGCTGACGTCGGGTGATATTGGCGCATTACCGGTTACTGGCGGCAAGCTTAACGGCCCGTTAGGCATTGGTACTGATAATGCACTGGGCGGCAATTCGATCGTTTTTGGTGATAATGACACTGGTTTTAAACAGAACGGCGATGGCGTGCTTGATGTTTACTCGAACTCCACACATGTATTACGTTTCATCGGTAATCTTGTGGAGAGCATGGTTTCCCTGAAAGTAAACGGAAACGCTGTAGCTACAGGCGAAGTACAGGCAGGAAATGGCACGTCACGCATGGCTGGTAACGGGGATATTTTTGGTAATGTCTGGAACGGCTGGCTAAGTACACATCTGAATAATCTCGTCGCAGATGTTCAGTTAGGGGCTGGCACATCAGTGGCTACCTGGAACAATGCGGGTTCCTGGCCTAACACTCCCGGATATGTAGTCACCTCCGTCTGGAAAGATGCAACCGACGCTAACATTGACGGTATTGTTTATGCACCTTTGCAAAAAAGATTAGGTATTCAGTGGTATACCGTACAAGGGGGAACGGCATAATGAAAAAATATCAGGATATTAAAAATTTCAGGCTTGTTGACGAACCCGCAAACAGGGAAAAAACGCAGTCCGAAATAAATATAGGTGCATATTTTCTGGAGTCAGAAGACGGGCAGGACTGGTATGAATGTCAGTCATTATTTTCTGATGATACTGCAAAAATCATGTACGACCATGAGGGGGTTATCTGGGGTGTTATTAATAAGCCAGTCCCGCAACGTGGAAACACATATGCTGTATCAATGCTGTGGCCGGTTAATATGTCTGTTGCGGAAATAGATGCTGCTGACTGTCCTGATGATTGCCGTGGTGATGGCTCATGGTTGTACAGAGATGGTAAGGTTTTACCCGTTCCGGTGGATTATCAGGCTAAGGCCGAAACCACCCGGCAGAAATTACTTAACGATGCAGATAATGCCATTAAGGACTGGCGCACAGAATTAACGCTGGGGATTATCAGTGATGAAAATAAAGCAGCTTTGATTCTGTGGATGAATTATATCAATATTCTTAAATCGCTGGACTTAGCAGGCGTTTCAGATGAGGCCACCTTTACAGCAATCAGGTGGCCCGCATTACCACAGTAATAACTACTGGCTGACTGGTTTCTCCGGCCAGTCAGGATTTGAGGTGTCAACCCGGTTAACCATTACGCTGTAGAGTTCCCATGCTTCCAGCCGTTTAATCTCTTCATCAGTGGCAATTTTCAGTTTTACCGCCCGCGCCAGTGGCGCAATAACTGACTCAGCTTCAGCAAGAAGTTCTGCCTTTCTGGCTTCAGCCTGTGCAACCAGTTCTTCAGGCGTATATTCGCGATGTTCAACCAGTACCGGGCCTCCTTTCCTGTGCTCAATATATTTTCCGTCCACCTGGCCCTGCATAAGTTCATGGTAATGCTCATCTGTCAGGGGAATTAAATCATCAGGGTAATTACCGGATTCGGTATCCGGTTGCCAGAAAAAACCTTTATCTTTAAAGCTGTAATAATAATCGCTCATTGATATTTATCTCCCGATCGCAAACCAGGCTACAGGGTAGTTATTGACGACATTTCCGTCTGTAGACGCTTTAGTCGCGGCAAAAAACTGACTTTTACTCACCGGATATCCAAACGCGTTATCCACTGCACCTCCCTGCTGACTGGTGTTAGTGACAAATACAGCAAAGCAGGATGCCGGAAACTCTCGCGGGAAATTGTAGGTCCCGTTTGAGCTACCAAGTGTTCCCCATTGCATTATAAACCCGGTGCTTTCGTCACGAACCCAGCCATAATCACCCAGACTGGCAGTATTTTTGCGGTTGTAATTGTTATTAAGGAAGTCATTCAGCCAGCCACCCCACACTGATCCAAAAATGTCACCATTGCCGCCCAGGTGTGCATCGCCGGAATAAACATCATTGAGCATGTGTAGCCCGGAATTGTCGATATAACCAACCCGGGCATTATTGGCGTAAATCCCCAGAACGCCGTCGCCATCCTGTTTAAAACCAGTGTCATTATCACCAAAAACGATCGAATTGCCGCCCAGTGCATTATCAGTACCAATGCCTAACGGGCCGTTAAGCTTGCCGCCAGTAACCGGTAATGCGCCAATATCACCCGACGTCAGCGTTATATCGGTCGTAAGCGCTTTCCCGTTCACTTTGCGTGTTGATGGTACTGCGTTTCTTGCCTGCTCAACCGTTTCCGTTAAACCAAGGTTTTATGTATTCCGGTGAGGACTGAATAATGCCAGATTTCAATCCGTGTAAATGCGTAACGAGGAGAAATAATGGCGAGAATTGGCTATATTCGGGTATCAACAAATGACCAGAACACCGATTTACAGCGTGAAGCACTGGTTCGCGCAGAATGTGAACAAATTTTTGATGATAAAATAAGCGGAACAAAGGCCAACCGACCGGGTTTAAAACGTGCTTTAAAGTACCTTCAGGCGGGGGATACGCTTGTGGTATGGAAGCTCGACAGATTAGGCCGCAGCGTCAAGGATCTGGTTTCACTTATATCAGAATTACAGGCGCGCGGAACTCATTTTCAAAGCCTGACTGACAGTATTGATACCAGTACCCCAATGGGCCGGTTCTTTTTTCATATAATGAGCGCGCTGGCTGAGATGGAAAGAGAGTTGATTGTGGAGCGGACAAATGCAGGTCTTGCATATGCGCGTGCTCAGGGGCGTATTGGCGGCAGGCCTCCTTCACTACAGCCTGACCAGAAGGCACAGATAAATCGACTCATAAAAAAAGGTTATACCAGAAAAGAACTGGCCGTTATTTATAACGTGTCTCTTTCAACAATATATAAATATTCTCCCCGTATTACGCCCCGGAAACAAACTGAAAGCCAGAACTAAAGCAACGGAACGCTGAGTAAGCGCCCGGGTGGTTCATTTGAAGGGTGCATATTTGCCAGAGTAATTCCCTCACAAAAACTGCACCCGACCGCAAAACCGGAATCGCTCATGTCTGAACTGGTGAAGCCCGTCAGGCCCGGAGGTCGGCGTGGAGGTTAGTTAGTTTGGAACATAAATGTTAAAATCCGTAATTTTCTTTGTTTTTATATTGTATGTGCATTCATATTTCATTTTAATATGCGCTCCAAAATCGTTAGTGAATTTAACCATATCCCCAATATAATTAATTTCTGGTTTACCCTTTTGCCAACTAAAGTTGTTGAAAAGCTCGCCAAAATATCCCGTGAATTCATAATCGTGATGTCCGGCAGCGGCTCTTATCAAGGGTCGGCACTGATAAGCAGCATCCAGGGTGTTTTCGCGCCCCAGGCATTTATAGTCATCTTTTTTACATACATCTTGTTTTACCACCTTCGCGGCCGGTTTGGTCTGTGCGGCTTCATCAGATTTGTCTGTGGTATCTGAATCGTGACCAAACCACCAGATCCCAACAACCAAAATCCCCGTGAGAATGGTTAAAACTGGATGATCATCACCTTTCTTGGACAT